TAACAACGTAACCGCGCGTAGCTCAGTAGGATTAGTGCCATCAAAAAATTCAACGTCAACCGTTGTTGCAACACTGGGGCTATTATTGTTAATTATAATAGATTTGATGTTACGTATAGTTGATGCAGCCGGTGAGCTACAAATGGTTGTTGTTGCTGCCGTGACGATACCTGATATTGCTTGCCTATTTGGCGTAGTCGTGGTGCCATTTAGATCAATGTAAGCAACATACGCATCAACATCAGCTGCTGCGCCAGTTATTATACGAATGATGTCAGTAGAATTGAGTAATATCATACTATACTCTTGTCACAAGAATATCACTTGTATAAGTGATACTAAAGTTACCCGCAGAAGCAGTAAAAGTACCCCCAAAGTCGATAAACCCAATAAGGTAGTCAGTTGTGCCTACGCCACTATTTTTGTAAGCAATAGCCCCGACAGCACTAAACGTAGACGCTGTCCACCCATTAGCAATATTTGTTAACGTAATGGTGTTTCTGTTATTAGTCGTGTCTACTGCATTAAACGTATATGCCTGTGCGATGCCACCAGCAGTATAACCTGTGCCTGTTATCTCATTCGTAACATCAGACCGAGCAATCCAGGCATCTAAGTTTGCCTCAGATGGGATACTTGAAACAAGCAAAACTTTTAATGTATCACTGGAAAAGTTATGTCTGCCAAGGCACAAGTTTCTTGTAAAGTTTGTAAAACAAGTAGAAGCCATTTTATTCCTCTATAACATGCGTTATTAAGCCATTTTCATCACGTATTGGTCTCTTAATGCGTGGCCGATTTACTGATTCATGTAGTCCTTGCACAGTGTTTGCAAGATCGCTAATTTGTTGCATAACTGCTTCATTATTTTGTGAGTGCATATCTGTCAATGACTTGATAGGCTGTTCTAGTTGTTTCATAGAAACAGCACCAAAATTATCAATATAGCGCATATACTCTGTCCCAACTAGCTGTTCATAATTAATCATGCTGCTTCACCAGGTTTAGCTTCTTTAGAATTAGCATTAATCAATGCAATATCTTTTTGTGCATTAATTGTAGTAAGTGTCTTAAATACATCAACATCCATAGCTTTATGACGAAGTTCCATATCAGCGCTCTTATTAGCATCATCAGCCAGTATCTTCATTTGCTCATACTGTTGCTCAATAATAGCTAGTTTAGCTTCGTATTGATGTTTCATCAAATCAAGTTTTTGCTTATTAGCCTCAGCTTCCGCTTTGTATCTAACACTTTGCTGCATAGCTTCCGCTTTGCCGAGCTCAGCCTGCGCCAGAGAAGCTTCCATCTGCATCTGAGCCACCTGAACTTGCTCAGCTTTCGCGCTAGCTTCCGCTTGTGATTGCTGTTGCATTTCCTTTTGCTGTTTTGCCACATCAGACTGCGGGTCTAATACATATTTATAAGCAGAATGTAGTCCAGAAAGCTTACAAAACTCGTTAATAGTGTTGTAAATTCGAGTATCGTCTAACAAATAAGTAAATGGCGAGCTAGCAAGCGTGGCTTGTATGCTTTGTAGTTGACCAATTGCGGCAAGCTTTTCTTGCTTATTACCAGCGCCTAGCCCTACTTTTACAGTAGTTAAGCTTCTAGGGATCCACTCAGAAGGATTAACTTGAACCCATCTGCCTTTAAATTTGTAATCTTCAATAGTATCGATATGCTTATGTGCTAAATCTCTAATTTTTATGTATATCGGCTTAAGGCCAGTTTCGGCCAAGACACGAACAATGAGGCCAGAAAGCGCTTCTTTAGCAGTCATCAGCTGTGCAACGCCTTGCGAGCCTACTCTGTCACCAATATTTTGAGGCGCTGAAGGGCCGTCAGCAGAAACGCCCGTACGCCCAGCTTTCATTTCGGCCAAATACCGCATTAGCAGAATAGGAGAGTCTGTAAAAGCTTGCACAGGGATAGGATTGATGGCGCCAGCTTGCTTAACACGCTTAATGCCACCAGGCGTAGAAGTAAGCAGTTCGTCCATATCAACAACAAGAGCTTGCACAACTTCTTTTTCTTGGTTATTTTGAAGATAGAAGTTATCTAAAGTAGACCGTAGTACCGCTGTTGATTGATCTTGTATTTCTTTTACTCTATCGTAAATAGACAAACCTCTAAACTTATGCGACATTAAAATAGCAGTACAACCTACCCAAGGAGAGCCATCAGGAAGCGGCTCAACAGAAATAAGATGCGTTGGTGTACCTTCGCCTACTGTAGTGACTTTAACATACTCAGCAATGCCATCATTATTATAGTCCATATACAAATAAGACTCTTGCAAGTCATACTCTTGCATCGTCATATCAACAGCGCTACGCGAACTTAAAACAGACTCATTCTGAGCTTCTTGTCTAAACGAATTGCGGTAGCTATTAGCAAAAGGCAATTCTTTTATAGTCTTCTCAGGTATACCTAAATTGATAAGGTCAGTGTAAGTTTTGACCATTTCATGACAAACGAACCTTGCATTAGTCAAATTAATAGAGTTGTGGTCACTGTTGACTTTTATGTTTTCTAGTGGTACAGACTCAACATTTATTTTGCCATATATGCAAGTATTTTTAAACTGAACATCATAAAAAGTGCCAAAATCAGTTACATCTTCTTTTAAAGAAAAAATCTCTATATCTTTCTTTGTATTTACCAATAAGTGTAGCTGCTCTTGTGTAAGACCAGAATAAGAAACAGTTTCAATTTTTTCTTCTTTAGTGTAATAAACTTTGCTAATGCCATTGTTTTGCAAAAGAGCGTCTTTTGTCATTTGATGAAGAATAACAAAACCATCGTTTTTCTTCATCAAAACGTCATACACATACTCTGTTTCCAACTCCGCTTGTTCTTCATCTTCAGGATTAACAGGATCGAACGAAACACAATCAGCAGAGCCAAGGAAAGCTTCCATCACAGAAGGCATAATCCACTCAATACAGTCTGCAACGTCTGTGGAGGTAACCTGTGAACGGCCTTCAACCTCAGTGCCATCAGGCTTACCAAGGTAATAGTTAAGCGGAGTCTCTATGTCAATAGATGTTCCGCTTGAAAAATTATTTGGAGAAAATGATAGAGTTTGTTCCAACTCATTGTTGATTACAGAAAGAACAAATGCATCATCTATTTTTTGTTTCATTGTTGCTTATCCAGTTGTCAACATTAACTACTGCTTTCTTTTAAGACGTCTTATAAGCTTTTCAGCAGTCTTCACAGGATGCGCTATAGAGGACACTACTATAGAGTCTTTCGGGCCAAAGTCTTGCCCCTTAATTCTCTGTAGTAGTTCTTCTAGTAACATTACTACCTTATTCCTCTTAGTGTACGTGAGTAGTCAAGCTTATTGTGCTGTGAACCGCCTATAACCTGGTCTGAACCTATGGCGCCTAATACTAAGTACTGTAAAGCGTCGTGCACATGTGAATATTGATTCTTATCAGGCTTTTCAGCGTAACGCTCACTACCTGCGACTTGCATGCGTTTATATGTATAGCCCCCCATAAATCCTTTACGAAGCATAGCAGCCTTTTCTGTCACCATCAAATGTGGTTTACCATCAGCTGCTAGCTGTGTCAGCAACTTCGCAACAGCTTCTCTTCTAATAGTGACGTCGTTAGTGAATACAGGCCATGCGACGATACCTTCATTGGCCAGAATCATATACGGCGTCATCTCGTCTGTCTGTGCACGCTGCTCACCAGCAGGGTCACCATGGACTTCGATCTTACATTTGTTGTATGCAGGGTTACTGAGCATACGGTGCAGTATCTGCCCGAAACTTACAGTTCCCATGTTAAATGTTACTAATTCGTCAATAATAATTAGTTGACCAAACGGCGTAAAGAATCCAATAACTGCAGCTGGTGTCAATCCAAAATCTATGCCTACATAAATTGTCGTGGAAGGGTGGTTTGAATGCCGCACGGGTTGTGATGCGTAATGGATTGAATCGTTGTATTCGGGATAAATTGGCTTTCCGCTAGATAGGAACCCGTACTCGCCGTGCACGTAAACTTTTACCCAATCTAGACTTTTGCCAGCTTGCATATTTATATAGTAATCAGGAGGCAAATTATCTATATTTTCGGCTTCAGGTGAGAGTCCAGAAGGTTGTTTAAACAATGTATGATTATCTGGGCGTAGTTCTTCAAACAAATTGTACCACCAGTGTGACGTATCAGGAGAGTTTGTATCCATGATTAGTCCGAACCATGTGGGTTTTGCGTGTATGTGGCGTGAAGGGTATCTACCTACGCGCCCTTGCGCCATATCTACTACAGCTCTTGGTAGTTCTCGTGCTTCGTTAATCCATACAGCAGTTACTTCAAGAGATAACAATTTTTTGATATCTTCTGGACGGTCTAAAGCTCGAAATAAGAATTCACATAGTACAGTTGTTCCGTCGGGCTGGATTTGTTCCAGCGTGAACGTCATGTTTAAAGCACTGTAATTGCCAGTTTCTTTATCTACCCAAGTAAAGAACGTTGCCATTGTTGTATCTAGCAACTCTCTATACGTATTTCTAATAATCGCGAATCGTGTTCGCCTCACATTTTGCTTATCAGGCTCTTGCTGGTGAGCTATGATTAATAGTTCAATTACACAAGCTACGCTCTTTCCGCTGCCAATTGGTCCCATCAAGCCTCTAACGAAGTTTCGACTATGGTGGAACTCTAAGGCTGTCTTATTGGGTTTATACGTAATCTGCATGATGATAGTATATCACATTTTAAACTATTTGTACACTTTTTTTTATATAAAGTCTAAAAGAAAGTCTAAAAGAAAGTCTAAAAGAAAGTTCTATTTTTTTCAGCCTCTCTCCTCTGTCTAAAAGAAAGTCTAAAAGAAAGTCTAAAAGAAAGTCTAAAAGAAAATATTAAAAGAAAGTCTAAAAGAAAATATTAAAAGAAAGTTCTATTTTTCAGCCTCTCTTCTCGCGTGGCGGTTTATATAAGGCATAATCAAAAACGCCCCCTCCCCCCTTGCCACATGTTTGCCTACGTACGCCTGTGCCTATACGCGCCACGCGCAGGCAATAATAATGATTATCATTTACATTTACTATTATATAAGTTATTGCTTTAATTCATAAAGTATTGTTTCCTCGTTGTTAATAATATATTTCTTATTTAGGGGGGTTCTCGTCCAACAAAAAACTTGGTAGAATATACCCAAGCTTGGCAACAAGCCCAAAAATCGTTCATGCGATGCCGCATGAAACAAGTATCATCTAATATAGGAATACACAATGAACACTGAAATCAATGCAATCGAATCAAACAATGCCCAAGCTCATATCAACAAAGCCGACACTTTAAGACCAAAGAACTCCATAACTGCCTTTGCCGCTTTAGCAACCCAAGCAAAGGCCATAGCTGATAGCCGGCCTAAGCCTACACAGGTAGGCAAAGCTAGTGATAGAAGCCACAAGATAAGTGCCGCCCAAATAGGTGTGCCAAAGAAGCCCGTATCGGTCAAAGTTGGTGATAAGTCTTACCATACGTTATGTGATGCTTTAAGGGCACATGGCTTTAACGTCCAAGGTGATTGGATTAAAGCTAGGAAGTTATTAAAGAGTGGCCCAGCTGTTATGGCTTTAAACGATGCTGAAGTTACATTTGAAATCATCATTTAATTAACTTTGAGCCAAGGATGGCTCTTACATTTGGAGATAGATATGCTTAAGCAACTATTATTGGGACTCGCTCTTATATTCATCGCCGAAGTGATGACGATGGCGTTCTTTAACATCACTCCACAGGAAATGAAGGAGGCTTACTCAAGCTACTTCCAACAACAAGAAGGTCCTTAGCTATACAGGTGGAGAAGCAGACTAGCCGCCTCTCCACCGTCATACTTCAGAAACTATTCTGCCCTCGTTAGAGGGCTCTTTGCTGAATGATGAACGCAAGCTTTTCCGGAGGTAGGTGAGATAGGTGAAAATAACTCTATTTCGAAAGCTATTTTCACCATCTCCCACCCAATCAGACTATGCTGACCTAGTTACGGGATGCCGCTGTACTACAGCCTATACCATAGCATTGTACTTAAATTACAACTTAGTCTATTAGTATAGTGAGTATATTATATCACGTATATATACTAATGTACACTATTATTTTAATAATAGTGTACATTAGTGTTTTAATTATACCTAAGTGTTTGATTTTATTCATCTTTATTGCTTGTGCTATCAATAGCAGGAAACTCTAGTATCAGCTTTGAATGAGTTTGTTGTTTTTCTTTAACTTCCAGACTACGTAAGTCTGGTAAGCATTTCTTTAACAATGTGGTCACTACCCCTGCTCTGAACTTGAGTCTTTCCAAGTCTTCAAGCTTACAGGTTTTGCTCTCCTCGCAAAGGTGAGTCAGTTCTTCTATCATTGCCCTAGGGTCTAGCTCACTTCGGACCTTCTCGGCCCTTAAATCGTTGCTATCTTTCCTATCTTTGATTAAGATTTTTCTTAAAT